GGTAGAAAGGGTGCTGGCCGTTCTCGGTGGTTTCCATTCCGCTGTTCCGTATAGGGGTGAGAACGGCAGAACGGAAACTACTGACAGGCTCTGGGTGGCTTGTTACAGTGCTGTATTCCGTTCCCGTGAATTTCCGTGTAGTTATTGCGGTACATGTATTGACAGTAATGGGATATTGAAGTACGTTTAGGTGTGGGGAAGCGTGATATGAGTACATATAGTATTTATAATGACCGGTATGAGAAGAGAAAAGGCGGTACGAGGGGCCGGATGAGTGGTAAGTCTCTTGATATAGCGAGAACGGTGTTAATGGAGCCTGACCTGAGTTACGAGTTGATTGCGGGCAGGTTTGGTGTATCGAGGCAGAGGGTGGGGCAGATCGTGGTGAGGATGGGTGTGGCGAGGAACAGGATAAATGAGATGAGGCGTTCTCTCAATATACCGGGCGGAGGCGGAGATGGTGAAGAAGAGTAATACTGATAATAGTATTCCTGTTAAAAAGATGCTTGCGAACCAGGATGCTTTCCTGGCCGCGTACACGCTGGTTGGTTCGGTGAAAAAGGCGTGTGAGTCCATAGGGATTACGAGGGAAGCGGTATCTTCGTGGAACAGGAATGATATAAAGGGATTTAGGGAAAGGTACATATCGGCGCAGGAAGATTTCAGGGAAGGGCTTCAGGACATGGCGGTGGAAAGAGTCAAGATGCAGAAGCCGTCTGATAATCCCGTGTTGCTGATAACCCTGCTCAATGCCCACTGGCCTGAGAAGTACCGGCGCACAGGATATGCTGTCGAAAGCGCAGGTAAGGATATGATCGACGCATGGAAGAAGTGGGAAAAAGAGAACAAGAAGACAAAGGGTAAAGAACAGACAGAACAACGCGACAACGCTGTCGAGGAAGCCGAGAGGATCCTTGCCAGGAAATCTAACGGCGACACAGACGGGACCAACGTCTGATAGCCCGTCTATAAATGACTATATCTTCTCGCGGCTTGAGTTCATGCCCACACCCCTTCAGGCGAGTATACTCAGGTCAAGGAAGAGATTTGTCCTCGTGGCAGGCGGGGAACAAGCAGGGAAGTCTATGGTGGCTTCCAAATACCTGGTATCGAGGTTCCTTGAGAATGAGGACCCCGGACTGTACTGGCTTGTCGCCGCAGACTATGAACGCACAAGGGCAGAGTTCGATTACCTGGTCGAAGACTTTGCGACACTCGGTGTCCTTTCGGAAGTGTCTAAAAGGGTTGACCCCGGACGGATTATCCTCGCCGACGGCACAAAGATAGAAACGAAATCCGCAAAAGATCCCAGGACACTCGCAATGAGAGCCCCTAACGGGATTCTCGGCTGCGAAGCATCACAGCTCGATCTCGACTCCTATCACAGGCTCAGGTCAAGGGTCGCACCGAAACGGGGCTGGCTCTTCCTCTCAGGTACGTTTGAAGGATCACTCGGCTGGTATCCACAGCTCTTTACCTCGTGGCAGGCAGGAAGAGATGACGAACAGTCCTTCTCGTTACCCTCATACTCCAATACGAACCTGTACCCGGAAGGGATAAATGACCCTGAAATACTCAAGCTCAAGACAATGGCTTCCGATGAGTTCTTCATGGAACGTATACAGGGTATCCCGTGCCCGCCCGTGGGACTCGTGTTCGGTGAGTTCAGGGCTGACCTTCATATAGATCCAGAACTTAAATACGTTAAAGGTGAACCGGTGTACCTGTGGATGGACCCGGGGTACGCAGGAGCATACGCGGTAGAAGCGGCACAGATTATTAACGGCCAGGTCTGCGTGTTCGACGAGATATATGAACGCGGCCTGACTACCGAAGAGGTCATAACCGTAACAACGAACAGGCCCTGGTGGCCCGATGTCCATTCGGGAACAATAGATATAGCAGGCTACCAGCACCAGGCCATGTCTGCACCCGCAGAGATGTGGATGGATAAGACAGGTATATATCTCGATGCACAGAAAATACGGATAAACGAAGGTACCGAACGGCTCAAGGGATATATGAAAGTAGATCCCATGACAAGCAAGTCAGGTATCGTGTTCGCACCGAACTGCACAGGGATACTGTCCGAGTTCGGTGCTGTGCCGAGCCCGTTTGACGGCCAGACACGGGCCTACAGGTGGAAATCTGACCGGGAAGGCAACATAGTCGGAGAAACACCCGAAGATAAGAACAACCACGGTGTTAAAGCCGTGATTTACGGCCTGGTCAGCAGGTTCGGGTACGGCGTGGTTAATAACAGGGAGTTCATAAAGATTAAGAGGCACTGATATGGCACGACCCAGGCCTGAAGATATAATCGATAAGGTAGAAGCACACCGCGATGCCACCAATACGCTGCGTGATCGTATGGATGCAGATCACCAGCTCTATAAACTTACTCCGTTTGATGCGGGTGACGGCTACCAGAGCTACACGTCTAACGAGCCGCAGACATATGCCGATAAGGTCGTGGCATGGCTTACCGCAGCCGATATGATTGTGCGGATACCGCCCAACGGTAATCCCCGCAATAACCGTGATATCAATAACGATAAGGAACGGTTTATCATCGGTGCGCTGCGCTCTGCCGATGAAAGACTGACTAAAAGACTCGTACCCGGCCTGAAAGATCAGCTTGCATGGCACATAACTGTCAGGGGCTGGTATGCGGGTAGGGCTCTTCTTACCAAGAACAGTGATAATAAAACTACCGTAGATATCACGCCTTGGGATCCAATGCACACTCACTGGGGCGTGGGACCGGATGGTCTTGCATGGGCCTGCTACAGGATCAAGAAAACACTCGACGAGGTAGAGTCACAGTACGGTGTCAGGCTCGGAGAGAGCCGTATGGATACCGATGGGATTACGGTATATGACTATTACGATAATGAGTACAACACTGTCGTTATACCCGGCAGGTTTATTAAGAAGCGCACACCACACGGCTCCGAGGGACAGGTTCCTGTATTCCTCGGCCCTGTTGGTTCTACACCACTTGTTCAGTCACTGGAGTGGTCGTCTATAGAAGATACGCTTGAAGACTACGGAGAGTCAGTATACAAGGCAACAAGAGAACTCTACGACAAGCATAACCTGATGATGTCCGTGATGCTTGAACTTACGGCAAGGGCAAGGAAACAGGGACTGAAGGTCAGGTCAAGGGACGGTGTGAAAACACTTGAAGAGGATCCATACCAGGAAGGTACGGAGATATCCCTCGGACAGGGCGAGGACGTGGAACCGCTCGGCCTGATGGAGATGGCACGGGAGTCCGGTGCATTTATGGGACTCGTGTCGGGAGAGATGCAGAGAGGCTCTATCCCGCATACGGTTTACGGTGAGATACCGTTCCAGTTATCAGGGTTTGCCATAAACACTCTCAGGCAGGGCGTGGAGTCCGTACTCGTGCCCCGCGTAGGTGCTATGCAAAAAGCCTATACCCAGATATCTAATATGCTCTGTGATCAGTACCAGTCAGGCTCATTTGAGGCAATGGAACTCACGGGGCAGGACAATAACAGGATGTACTTCTCAGAGACAATTACTCCTGAAAGGATACGAGAAGGCGGTGACCCTGAGATAAAACTCGTTACGAACCTTCCCGAAGACGATATGTCCAGGTACGGGATGGCACAGATCGCAAGAGAGGGACAGACACCGCTCCTGCCAGACCTGTGGATACGGGACAACATCCTCGGTATACAGGACTCCGACCAGATCGAGGATGCAGTCAAGGAACAGATCGGGGAACGTACTCTGCCTGAAGCAGGTATATGGTCACTCTACCAGGCTGCTGTCAAACAGGGCAGGGAAGATCTTGCCCAGCTATATCTCGGAGAACTCCTGTCGATGTTATTTGCCAAAGCACAGCAGATGGCCCAGACTATGGGAGGGATGGCAGGGCCACCACCAGGAACTCCCTCCCCTGGGCCGGGAATCGCTCCCCCCGCAGCAGGTGGCCCGCCACCTATGCAGCCACCGGGAGTCATGCCGCCAGCTATGGCAGGAGTACCGCCTCCTATGCCAACGCCACAGGGTGGGCCGGTAGTTCCACCGGGACAACCAAGACCGGGGGCACTGACTGAAGAAGAGCGATTACGTAGAATAGGACTTGCAGGACCGAGAGGATAACAGATGGCTATAGGACCGTTTGAAGGAAAGTCGCCATTCAGTATTACAGATATTGATCCCAATGACCTGTTAAGGGCATACGGGGATCTTTCTCCAGCCCTGTTTCATGGAATGATCACACAGGGAAGAGGCCCGATAGAGATAGCCTGGGATGTAGTAACAAATAAAAAGGGACAGCAAGGCCAGATCGGCACTACTTTTAAAGACTTCAATAACAGGTTAGGAGATGGTCAAGGACTTCCCGAAGAGGAGATGAACGACTATACAAGAGTAGTCTTGAATGGCGGCAATCCCGGAGATGTTGCCAGTGCTCAGATGGGATCTACTGTTAATAATGTTGAGAGAGTACAGTTAGCTTATGACCGAGAAGAAAAGAGCAGAAGTTTTGCCGCAGCGGCAAATAAAAGATTTCCTGAACTCGGCATGATGGATCTTGATATATTCATTAAGGATTATCCTGAACGGGCTGAACAGCTAAGGATTAGCCTGGAAGAAGTAGGTCTTACCTTTAATGATATTAAGGGATATCTGGAAACACATCAGAAAGAAGCATTGGGAACAGGCTATGAGCCTCCCGGTCCACCTCCATCAGATGGCGAAGATCCTACAGAAGAGTTTTTTAAGACAACAGAGGCGGCGGCTGCTGCTGCTACAGATCCTTATGCAGATCCTGATGTAGTTGGATATCAATCATATGATCCGAAGATTCAGGAAACAGAGCTTGAAAAGTTGCGCGGAATCCTGTATCAACCTGAAGAAGAACAGTCATTAGCAGATTTACAAAAGGTGCAGTACAGTTTAGAAAGTGGATTTGAAAGTGAAAACGAGGCTGAAGAAGATGAAAGATCTAAGTATGTTCAAAACAATAGCTTACCGCCAATAGTTATGCTGTCACCAAAAGAACAGTTTATGATGATAGCCGGTTCTAAGATGGGTGCTCAAATGTCCAGACCCGGTATGCGTCAGCAACTTGCAGCATATCACGATACAGCTTTCGGTGGATTTGTATTAGATAATATAGTGCCCAGAGATTATCGGGCAACACCAGATCCAACTACAGTAGAGTATCCTTATCAGTATTATATGAGGGGATTTACAGAATCACCTACTGAATTCCACTCTGATAAAGTAAAAGAAACACGAAATAATAGCATGGCTAAGTTAATAGAGATGGGGAAAAGTATGGAAGACCTGAGTGGTTATTCTTACTTTGATCGAAAAATAGCACATAACAATGCCATGCAAATTGCTGCGGTAAAAACTAATGCAAACATAACCGGGATTGGAATACATGGAAAACTTGAAGAAGCAGGTTTTAACAGTATGTTGAACCGATATCGGGAAGAGCGTGGTCTTGGCAAAACGAAGCTTGGTATAGCTGCATGGTTTGCCCAGAAAGGCCCTCGTTTTAACGTACGACCAGCGGCTTAATAAAAATTAGTGTAAGCCAAGGAGAAAAGTGATGCCACTGAGATGGGATCCCAACACATTTAGATATGTAGATACTGGGGAAGAAGGAGGTATCTACGGAAGTGCCTATGAGGGCGCAATTCTGCCAACGCTGCCTGCTGCACAGCAGTTCGGTGCTGGAGCCGCAGCCGCATTACCGGGGTATTATGATAATCCCTATGCACAGAGTGCTGTAGAAAGGTTATATGATCCCCTCTATGGACAGTATCTTACTGGATTTGGTGGCGTTACAGGCGAGGAAGAACCAACACAGTCTTTTGCAAAGTATGCAGGCGAAGCCCTTAGAGGAGGCATACCTGGAGGAGGCCTACCTGGTATTGTTGGTGAAGCTAGGCCTGATAACTGGCAAGATATCCTTACTGTAGCCAGGGCACGGGGATTAGGATATACCGGAGTCCAGCCTGGTGCAGAGTTAGAAGATAGGTGGGCACCTGCATTATCAGATCAAGCACAAGCAAGGGCATTAACAGCCCTGGCAACATATGACCCTACTGCCGGAAGTATATATGGAAGGATGAGACAAAGAGGATTGGAGCGGTTGCAACGGCGGTTTGGAGCAGGTGAAATACTAGGAAAGGGAGATGTAGTGCTGGGAGGTCCCGCTTCCACCACGGCAGACTGGCTTGCCTTTATCACTGACCCGTCGAGAAATATTGTTCCAGAACAATACCAGTATAGAACGCCTACATATATTGAACCGGATACTGAACTGCCTGTTGGGTACGGTCGAGATCCTGCATGGGACTTCCATTTAGATCCTACCATGAATCCGCCCCCAGAGGGTCGTCGTGAAATTGTTAACCCACCGCCTGTGGTGCCTGTAGTTAATCAAGCTGTTAACCCACCGCCTGTGGTGCCTACATCAATTACTCCGCCATCAAATATTCCGCTAACCCCTGAGGAGATCGAGGCTCTCGCTAACAGGCCGTCAATTATCCCAGAGCCTACATATCTACGGTTTAATGCAGGTTATGGGCAAACTGGAGCAAACTTTGATCCTACAACAGGTTTCCCGTTAGATCCTACGGTTAGCCAGTCTTCCACTATGTTTATCGAGCCAACGGCTGGTCAATCTACCACTATGTTTAACCAGCCACCTGGAACTTATAATGTTGCCCCGCCCACAACAATACCTAGTGTTCCGGGAAGTAATTTACCCTTTTCAGCAGACTGGGGACTTAGCGCTTCTCAAGCCTTTGGAGCCCCACAAGTAACACTTCCTAATGCATATACTCAGGCGTTGTACCGTATTCCGGGAGGAGCAGGGTATAGTGTTCAGGCACCGGGCGGATCAGTACCTGATCCTTGGCAACCGATAGCGTGGAGATAATTAAGATAGTAAGGGAGATAGATAATGCCTGATGATTGGGGTAATTTCTGGAAAGATTATGCCCTTCCTTATGAACCTCAAGCGGCATACTACAGTGCTGCCCCGTTTGGAACGGGTGCAACTGCTGCAACACCGTTTGGCGGTGGGTACTCACCTGCGGCACAGGGTTACTGGTCAGGGCAGTACGGAAACGTAATGAACCAGTTTATGGGACAGGCAGGCAGAAGGATGAGGGCAGGAGAGGATCCCTCATCACTGTCATTTGTTGATTACCTGGAAGAGTATCCCTGGACAGAGCGATACACGTCCATGAGTCCGAGGCTCAGGGCAGGAGGAGCAACGTCCAGGTTTAATCCCGCAGCACGATACATGTACTAATGCCTAACGGAGATGATGTAAAAGAACGACTCAGGAAGCTCAAGGCTAGGTGGAAGCAGGCTATAGAGACATACCCAAGTCTCTTAAAGGAGTTTCCAAAAGAGCCGTGGGATGATCAGGGCAATTTTGATCCCAGGGCACTTGAGGCATATAAACAAGCAGAAGAAAAGACACGCTATACAGCACCTCCAATCTCTACTACGGAACCTCCACGTCAACCTGCACTGACCCAACGTCAAAGTCTTCCTGAGATCAAGTATCAGGCTACGACAGATGCACCGCCACCCACGCCATCAGAAATGGGGCGGCGTTTATTCGGTTTGAAACAAGCCGATCCTGAACAACGACTGGGTATTCCCGGCACACCTATTTCTATTGGTCCTAGGGAGAGAAGCTGGAAAACAGATCCGTCAATTCCAATATGGAAAGGTGTTACTAAGGGAATAGACGTTATTCAGAAAAAGGGCGTTGTACCGACTGTAAGCGATATTATCCGATACCTGCCACTTAAATTTGAACCAGAGGAAGGATGGCATAGGTATCAAACTCGTTTTGGTTCAATTCCTTACTATCCCAAGGGTGAAACTACTCTGAGTTTTGATCAGTACATGACACCAGAAGGCAAGCCTTCAATGCAGGCAATTAGTGATCTGGTAAGTAGGATGTACCCCAATATTGGTGTATCAGGAACACAAGCCGCTAGATCAATACTGTCTGAAGCTCTTAATAGGGCAGATATTGGCGGAGATCCTACTGATACTGAAAGGGCTCAACGTGTTGGAGAACAGGTAAGGGCTATAGAAGAACAAGAGGGACGAGTGCTGAGTCAGGCAGAGCGTAGAGAAGTAGAAGAGAAATTATATAAGTTACCACCCGGTGGAAGAGGGCTTGCCGAAGAATTACCTTGGGCTTTTATTCCGGCAGCTCGTGTAATGAAAGGAGCTATTACAGGAACAGGGCTACTTCCTCGTGCAGCAAGAGGTGCGCTGCGACCAATGGAGATACTTGAAGAGGCAGCAACTCGTGGCCTGACAAAGACTCTTGATTTGACTTCTCGTCCTTTTAAGAAGTTCTGGGATTTGCAGCGTGGTAGACCTTCTGCAACAAATATAAGTGACTTTCTTACTCCACAACGTCCCCCGGTTCTTCCCACTGCCCCCGCCGCCGCACGAGTTGGCGCGACTGCACGAGAGAGTATCCGTATAAATGTTATTAATGATCTTCGGTTAGGTAAGGCTTCAACAAATTTCATGTTTCATGCTAGTGACGAGGTAGAAGGTATTGTTAAAAAGGGCTTAAAAAGTGGTGGATTGTCTACTAGCCCAATAGGAGAACAAGGATATGGGGGTATTATCCACGTATTTCGGATATCGGATTTACCTCCTAATATTAAGGATCTTGGAGCAGATATTTCTTTTGGTAAAGGGTTTGATCCGCTTAATCCACCAAAGCCAATCGCTACATTTACTAGAAAGGAACTTGGTGGATTGCGAGAAGGGGAGCTTCCCCTTGGCGCAAGAGCAGAGGAACAAGGTTTTCTAGATGAGCCTCCAGATGAGTATTTTTGGAGTCCCGAAGAACTTGCCGAGGGTGAGTTACTGATTTCTGCGAATGAACGTAAAATAATAAACAGGATAGAACAAGCATATGCCACCGCCGCACGGGCTGCTGATGTCACCCCTGCCACTACAGCAGACAATATTAGGCTGTATCGCGGACAAGCACAAGGAGGGCAGGGCAGGTACTATAGCACAGACAAGAATTTTGCTAGAGAGTTTACACAGTCAGGCCAAGATAGTGAGATATCGGAAATTATTTTCCCTGCTAGCCGGATATATAGAAGTAAGGAACTTCCTTTTGCCAAAGATGTCGATGCAATAGATAAAACTCTTATTGATGCTCGTGCTAAAGGCTACGACGCTATTTGGGTTGATGAAGGACTTAAACAGCCTCCTTCAGTATTATTCGCCCCCGCACGGGCTGCTGATGAAGCTGTACCTGGTGTTGTAGGTACTGCTCGTGCCGAGATTGATAATATTATATCGCGGGTACCTGAGACTTCTGTTAATACCACAACTCAAGGAAAAAGAAGTGCTGCTGCCATTGTTAGAAGAAACTTTGATGAACTTCTTGCGGGTGGAGAAGTCAAGGGTCAGGCAGCCAAAGTATCTTATATAGCAAGACAGACAGGACGATCAAAGGAAGAGATAAATGGCCTCATAGGCCGAGGTCCTACTGAGCCACCTACTGTTGGCGTAGGAGACAATTTTACTGGTGATTCTGTTGATGAACTCCTCGCCACACACCTAACTCCTAACTTCGTAAGAAGGGCGGGTGAGTGGCTTGCTGGACTGCCTGGTATGAAATCTGTTGTGAAACGAGTGTTTACTCCTGCCTCTGTTGCTAGGATAACAGGTAACGAGGCAGTAGCAGAGGGCTATGGATACCGTCTACTTCAGGAAAGCCAGCAAGCAATCGCAAGTGAGAGACTTATAGGGTTTGCCACTACTAAGGCCGACAGGATGTTGGATCGTACAACACGTATCTTTGATGTTGCGAGGGAAGGGCCGGAAAAGGGCAAGGTGTTGCTGGTAGATGGCAGTCGAAGGGCTTTTGGTGACGTAGCAGAAAATCCCGCTGCCCATCGGGCCAAAGGACTTATAACTGCCGAGCAGGAAAAGTGGATAACTGATGCTCACGAATATATAGATGAACTGGCTAGAAACTATCAACTTGTTTCGGGTAAGCAGTTGATATTCAAGAAGAAACGTGAGCATTATTGGCCTAGATTTGTAGTGAAGGAAGACGGCAGTGTTGGTGTCAGTAGTGAGAAAGTGTTTGCAAGACAGTCGCCAGGTGCGCCTCGGATATATGAAACCGTAGAAGATGGTATGGAGGCTGGTAAGGACTATATGTCGGATCCTTTGGAACAGTTAACAGCTTACTCTAGAGCTGTAAGTAAGATGACTAGGGATAGTATTTTTGAGAAAAGGCTTTTAAGTAAGAACATCATTCTGCCAGATGGAACACCGCAAGTAATGGCAATTCGTAGACCTAGAGGTGAAAGGGTAAGAGATCTGCCTGAATGGCAGCAACGAAGGGGTTTGGGAGAACTAGATATTAGTGAGGCAGCAAGGAAGCAATTAGTACAACCTATGGGACTCAGGCGAGGCGGGTTCTTGCGTATTGCTGAAATGCTTGCGGCAGTACCGAAGATGATTGTAACTGGTTTGTTCGATACAGGACAGTTCTTTATCCAAGGTATGCCCCTTTTATTCTACAGGAAGGGCAGATGGGGAGAAACTGTAGCAGGATCTTTAAGAACCCTATTTTCTAGGAGTCCAGAGGACTACTTCAATCACTGGATGAGGACGGGCTATGCTGACAAGATAAAGGATGCATCCGCCCACGGCATGGATGTATCTGCCCTATCTGAATATTATCAAGCAGCAGGTATATTAGGCCGAGTCCCTGTAGCTGGTGCTCTTGGTCGTCGGTTTGGGGCAGCTTTTCATGCTTATATGAATGTGGGACGAGTAGAGATGTATGATGCAATGGCTATGGTGGCTCGAAGTAAAGCAGCAAGATCGGGTCAATCTGCAACAGAGTTGGAAAGAGAACTACGCAGGATCGCTCGGATAGCAGATAGTATTATGGGTGGTACGTCTACTAAGGGTCTGGGCTTGTCTGCTACCCAACGTCAGGTTGAAAATGCCTTCCTCTTCTTTGCCCCTAGATATACACGATCAGTGTTTGGGACAGTTTCACATGCGGCAGGCAGTGGTGTGGGTGCAGTAGAAACTAGAAAGATGTTGGCCCAGATGATGTTTGGTGGTGCCGCAGTAGTTGCTGGTGCCGTTGGGGCAATAGGTATTGCTAAAGGGAAGTCTTCAGAAGCTATCACAAAGGATATAGAGAAAGCACTTGACCCCAGGAGTGGTGCTGCTTTTATGTCAATAGAGTTAGGAGGTCAGTATTATGGAATTGGTGGTGGGTATCGAGCTATGGCTAGGCTGGTAGCTAATGTTACGCCTGGTATTCCGGGTCGGGAAGGTCGTCCAAGTCCTTGGAGCCGTGTTATGGAAGATGCTGCGAAGGGAAAGTATGGCGATGTGATTCTTCGGAATCCGATAGTGATGTTTTGGAGAAGTAAGATGGCTATACCAACAGGAAGTCTTGCTGATTTCATTGATGGGGAGGACTTCATTGGGGAAGAATTTAGTCTAAATGCGTTCACTGAAGATCCCGGAAGATTCGGACGAGCGGTAATGAATAGAACTACTCCATTCCCAGTACAGGCATTTATAGAGGTTTTGGCTTCAGGTTCCGGGGTCGGTCCAGCGGTTGCCGCTGGAGCAGCGGAGTTTATCGGTGGCCGTCAGGTGCCGGTATCTCTAGTTCAGCGTAGAGAAGAGAAAGAAATGGATTTACAAACATCAATAAAGGATAAACTTGATATAGAAGGCAGTTATGAAGAACTCGTGGATAAACGAGGTTATGGCGACGGCAAGGCCTGGTCCACATATAAAGATATGGAAGAATCTCCGACACGTACATGGGAACTAGATCCCAAGACTAGATTGTTAATAGCCCGTGATCCCGAAGTATCTGAACTTTCTCAAAGGAGTAGGGAAGAGACTAAAAGATGGAATCCTGAATTGGGAAACTATTATGAAGAAATTGACTTGTTATTTAATAATGAGGATGAAAAAAATCTAGGTCTTATCCAGCAGTTAAATAAGGCTTGGAGTGTATCAACAGAAAATAACGACAATCCGGGCATGGCATACAGGCTGGCTCGTAAAGCTATCTTCACTAAATATTACACCCTGCTTCAGGATGCTCGAAGCAGAGCAGAAGATGCCGGTCTTTTCCGTGATTTCGACCCTGAAGGTCCTTTTGCCAAGGCTAATGATATCTACAACAGGATCTTATTCGCAGAAGACGAGGAGTTAATTAAGGAATTAGTTGAGGGATCATATGTTCCCCTTGAGCCTCTCCCCGGCCAATTCAATTGGGACGAGTGGGATCGAAGAATGAACTATCTTGTTGGTGAGTTCAGCCAGGAATTCGTGAATGATACCAAGGCTATCTCAAGAGAGAAGCTACCTGAATTTGAACGTATGTACAGGGATAGTGTTGATAGGATAAGCAATGCAGGCTATTTCGACACCCGTGATCAAGCTGCTATGGATTTGAGACTATCCTCAAAATGGAATGACTATAAAAACCTTCCAGACGGACGAGAGAAAGAACGTAAGAGAGATGAAGATATTAAGAGAATTGAGGCTCTTGGTAAAAATAAAAGAAGTCGGCTGCGCCTCGATGAAAATCTAGAGAGCCTATTGCAATACTGGGGATACGAGACAAAGGATGTAAATATAGATCTATTAAAGCCGGAAGGAGTATATATAGGCACCTATGGCCTGTGAAATTAACGTCCTTAGCTTGGCAATTAACAGTAATGCAAATCAGTTTTATAGTGACATAAATACCTACATGATGTAGTCTGTAACTTGACAATCACAATATTCTGTATTTATGCTTATGCTTGGAGGGACATGCAATGACAATGGAACAGACTGAACAAGCTGAGATTCCGGTAGCTGATACGGCAGAGCCTGCTGTTGAGCAACAGGTTGATGCGCCGGTAGAGAATACTGTTACGGATCAAGTAGAGGGGATTGCTACCCCTGATCCTGTATCTACTCCACCCGCAGTAACTGAGCCTGCCCCGGCAGCTACAGCACCTGTACCTGATAACGGACAGCCAAACACGTTTGGATCCCAGCCCCAATACACGCCAGAGCAACTGGCACAGATGCAAAAAGCGTCCGTAGAATATGAGCAGGTGAGACAGCGGGCAGCTTTACAGAAACAGGCAGACGAGTATAAAGGTCAACTGGAAGCGCAGGGGTATCTTCCTGAACAGGCAGATCAGATATCACGCCAGTATATGCAATCCCAGGAGTACCAGGCCACACTTGTACAGCAGGCGGAGAACTACGGAAGGCATATACAGGAAAAGCAGATGGCTGTAGAGTTCTTCGTTAATAAATATAATCTTGGCATAGGCGACATGGGAGCACTGAGAGCGTACGATGATCCCAAATCTATGGAAGACGCTGCTAAGGCCATGTCGGCTAACAGGGAGCGCGATGCAGAGTTGGCGAGGCTGAAGCAGGCACAGGTGCCTGCCCAGTCATTTGATAATAGTCAGGGCAACCCACAAGTGGCTGCTGATGAGGGAAGCTGGCTAAGTAGGTACAACAGCGGAGACAGGACAGCACCAGCACTGGCGGCGGCGAAAAAAGCAGCAGGACTTGGATAGCTTACCATAAGGAGGTAAACAGCTATGGCCCAGACAGCGACGGCAGGTAATCTGGAAAATGCCCAGAAGATTATTATTGCGGCGAGTAGGTATACGGAGGAGCATAATTCTCCGGCTGTTAATTTACTAGAGCAGTTCACTCTTCCGAAGGGAGCCAAGCAGGTCACTGTACCCAAGGTGGGACAGATGACTATGAGCGATCTTCAGGACGGTGTGGATATCGTAGACGAGGAAGATATTGGTATGACCACGGTTGACCTGACCGCATCAGAGGTCGGGGCCAAGGTTATTTTGACTGACAAGCTGGTCAGGCAAGCTGCCGATAATGTATTCAGTATGATCGGGCGACAGCTTGGTGACGGCATGGCAAGGAAGAAGGATACAGACGTTATAGCTCTGTGGCCTAATCTAAATGGAGGCACAGTGCTTTCTGCGGATAACCAGACATTCTCTACTGCGAATGTTCACGCTGCTATAAGCAGGGCAAAGGCTAATAAGTTCGGCAACCAGTTGTACATGATCCATCATCCTAATGCTGTTGCAGAACTATCAAAGGCATCGGCCACTACTGCTGATACTGCTGCTGCTGCCGGTCTAACATCTGGATGGAGCGTAGACCTGTTGCAGAATTTCTATAGTGGACTTCGTCCCATCAATGGTGTCAGTATCTTTGAAGATGGGAACATCGAGAAGATTGGCACTACCGACTCCGGGTACGGTGTCATAGCTGATAAGACTGCTATGGCAGCTCTTAACAGCGTCGATACGAGAACTGAGCGACAGCGTGATGCCTCTCTCAGGGCCACGGAAGTAGTTATGACTTCTGACTACGGCGTATTTGAACTTGATGATAGCCGTGGAGCAGCATTTAGGGCCGAGATTGGTGACCTTTCCTTCAGCTAGGCATAGGTAAGTGAGGGTAAGTAATGGTAGGAATAACTGAGCGTAATAAGCAGAGACAAGAACTTGTTAGCGTAGGGTTTTCGATGGACTGGATAGACCAGGATCGTCCTAAAGTTACGTTATACCGTCACAAAGCTAGTTACAATGCAGAAGGCAATATATCAGAAGATGTCGGCTCTACAGTAAAGGGAGTACCGGGAAGTCCTGATTACGTTTTACGTAAGGCTAAGATAGGATTATTCCCCTGGGTCCCCAGTGAAAGCTGTGAATGTCAGTGGTGTAATACTGTAGAGGAGCCCGAAAAGGCTGATGTACCTGAGTCATTGTTTAAGTGCCCTCATTGCAAGGAAGTTATTACTGCATCAAATGCACAGGGTGCAGCGATGAAGCTGAGGACTCATATCAAGGATAATCATCCTGATATCGAAAGTTAGATAGAAGACCCGGATGGTTGTAACGATAGGCCGAGATCGTCCGGGTAGTACAGAATCGGCCTGTCGCAGGATATAAAACCTGTAAGTTAACCTTTAAGGAGGTTTTAGAAATGTCTTTTAGTGCGATTCAGAGTGGAAGATATGGATTTGAGAAACAAACTACATCGGCCAAGAAACAGATTTATGGTGCTACGATGGCACTCCCTGACGGAAGGGTGTTCCGTTATGTAGAGAATGGTGGAACTGCTATTGGCGAGGGTTTAGTTGTAGCCAGTGAGGCCCCTGCCGGTAACCATGATGAAGACCTTGTCGTATCAACT